ATATGGACAACAAATATCTGCAGTTAGTAGTGCCGCTTCTGGATATGATAATTCTTATGGTGCCGCATATTGGCCATGGCTTCAAGTAAGAAGTAGAGAAACTGGTAAGATGAATTTTGTTCCCGCATCTACACTAGTACCTGCAGTATATGAATATAATGATAAAGTATCAGCAGAATGGTTTGCGCCAGCAGGTTTAAATAGAGGATCATTATCTATGGCATTACAACCAGAAAGAAGATTATCATCTGCAGATAGAGATGCACTTTATCAAAATAAAGTAAATCCAATCGCTTCTTTTGCAGGTATTGGGACTGTTATATATGGACAAAAAACATTACAAGCAAAACCGTCTGCTCTTGATAGAGTTAATGTAAGAAGATTATTGATTGCTTTAAAAAGATATATTGGAAATATTGGTGAAACACTTGTGTTTGAACCTAATACTCAAGTAACTAGAAATAAATTTTTAAATCAAGTTAATCCATATTTAGATCAAGTACAACAAAAACAAGGTTTGTATGCTTTCCAAGTAGTAATGGATGAGTCAAATAATACTCCTGATGTAATTGATAGAAACCAGTTAGTAGGAACTATTTATTTGCAACCTACAAGAACAGCTGAGTTTATACAACTATCATTTAACATATTACCTACGGGAGCTACTTTTACTAATTAATAAAAATAAAAAAAAATGAATTTTAATAATATTAGTAATGATACTAAATTAAGAGTTCGAGTTCCTAAAGCACTTTATGAGTCTATTCAAAAAGAATTAAAAAAGAAAAGTCTCAATGAAGATACTTCTTTTTATCTTGTAGATAAACAAAATAAAACAAAAGATACTGTTGAAGCAAAAGATCAAGAAGAAGCTGAAAAACATTTTAATAATGCATTTGGAGGTATCCCAGTTGGTTATATTGTAACTGATGAAAATCCTGAAAATATAAATGAGGAAAATAAATCAGAGCCTCTTTCATTTGATATTAGTTTATCACTTAAAAGAATTGACGATGTCATTAAAGATCTTACAAAAGTAAAAGAAACTCTTTTAAGAATAGAACAAAAAGGTTGATCTATAAACTAATTAGTTGTATATTTATATAAAATAAACAATAAAAAAATGCCAGTAGTAAGCCCACAAGAATTAATGTATACTTCATTTGAACCTACAGTTCAGAATAGATTTATATTTTACATAGACGGAATTCCTTCATATTTGATCAAAAAAGCAGATGCTCCAGGTATAGATTTAGGTATGATAAAAATAGAGCATATTAATACCTATTTTAAATTAAAAGGAAAAGCTGAGTGGAAAGATATTGCTTTAACTCTGTATAATCCTATTTCTCCTTCTGGTCAACAAGCAGTAATGGAGTGGGTAAGATTACACCATGAATCTATTACAGGTAGAGATGGTTATTCTGATTTTTATAAAAAAGATGTTAAATTAGTAATTCTTGGCCCTGTAGGAGATGTTGTATCTGAGTGGATTTTAAAAGGTGCATTTATTAAAGATACTAATTTTGGAAGCTATGATTGGGGCGCTCAAGATGCTACAGAAATTAGTTTAAATTTAGTAGTTGATTATTGTATTTTAAATTTCTAAAAATAAATATTATGAAAGGATTTTTAACTTTTTTAGCAGCGGCGTTTATTTTGTCTTTGACAATGGGACAGGTATATCTTTGCACTTATACTGATATTCAAAAAATTGTTTTATGGTTTACTCCTATTCCTGTAGCAATAATTGCAGGTCTTTTAGCAGGAGGAGTTAAAGGAGACGCAAAAAATATAGTAGGTACAGATGAAAGAGGAAATAAATCAATATCTGTAACATACGGAGTATTTGGTCTTATGCTTATTATACTTTATATATTTACTTTTATTGCTCTTAATGAAAGATAATTAAAATAACCTGCTACCTCAGGAGATTGCAAAAATAAAGCCACACCTTTAGACCGGGTGTGGTTTTCTATTTTTATGTATATTTATAATAAAAATCTATGTCAGAAGTTAAATTTTCAGTTCCAACAGAAACAATTGATTTACCTAGTAAAGGCCTTTTATATCCTAAAGAAAATCTTTTATCATCAGGATCAGTAGAAATGAAGTATATGACAGCTAAAGAAGAAGATATACTTACTAATATTAATCTTCTTAAAAAAGGCATTGCTATTGAAAAAATGCTACAATCACTAATTAAATCGCCAATTAATTATGAAGATCTTACTCTTGGTGATAGAAATGCATTACTAATTTCATCAAGAATTTTAGCATACGGAAAAGATTATTCATTTACATATAAAAATTTAAATACAGATGAAGATGAAAAAATTACTATAGATCTTCAAGAATTAAAATATAAACAAGTTGACTATAGTAAATATAATAATATTAATGAGTTTAGCTTTTTACTACCGTATTCTAAAAATGAAGTAACTTATAAAATACTTACAGTTGGTGATGATAAAAAAATAGATGAAGAAATTAAAGGTGTAAAAAAATCTATAGGTTTAGAAGCTGGCCAATTATCTACAAGATTAAAATATCAAATAACTTCGGTAAACGGAGATAGATCAATAAAAACAATAAGAGAGTTTATAGATCTAGGATATCTATTATCCAGAGACTCCGTAGAGCTTCGCCATGACATTGCAAAGAATTCCCCTGATATAGATACTAAAATAAATTTCACAATGAAGGATGGTTCTGAAATAAACATAGACATGCCTTTAGGAGCTGAGTTCTTTTTCCCAGGATAATTAATTAATTTTTTATGGAAGGGTTTCATTATAATTCTTGTCCGCTATTCCCAGGGCCAGAATACAAAGCTATATTTATGTCAGAAGTATTTGATCTGATATATCATGGCGGAGGCGGGTTTTCATATGATCAGGTATATAACATGCCAATACCTCATAGACACTTTTTTTTAAAAAAAATAAATGAACATCTTAAAAAAATAGAAGAGCTAAGAAACCAAGATAACCAAGTAGTTACTGAAAATACAAACATGAATAAATTTAAATTAAATCCTGATGCTATACAAGCATCAAAAGATATGCAATTTATTTCTAAAGTTAGGCCTAAAAATAAATAGTTGTTATATTTATTTTATATAATAATATTATGGCGACTACTACTCCCACAAATAACCAAAATAATAATCAACCAAATAATCAAAATATTAATGATGCTGCAGATGCAAGTAGGGAACTTGAAAGAAGACTAAGGGGAATAAGAGATATTCAAGGAGATTATAATAATCTTTTAAGAGATTCTATAGCAAGTTTAAATAATGGAAATAATCTATATACAAAAATTAATTCTAGATTAAATACATTAAAAGAAGGGAGTATTAATATAAGAGAAATTAATCGTGAAATTAATAAAATACAGCAAAAAGAATACATTGATAAACAAAATTTAAAAGACTTAGAAAAAGAATTAGGAACACAAAAAGTCAATTATTTAAATGTTGCATTAGAACTAACAAAAACAGCAGTATTAGCAGAGGCCCAAAGAAATAATATAACGCTAACTAAAAGGCAATTAGAGGAAAAAATATTAGATGCATTAGAACATGAAGGAAATTTAGAACTTGCTTCATATGCAGCGCAAAAAAAACAAGTAGAATTTTCTGAAAAAGAGTTAGAAGTAAAAAAACAATTATTAAAAACGGAAAAAGAGGTCAGTAATAATTTGGGAATTTCTGGTAATTTAGTTAAAATAATGTCTGATAATTTAGGAGTTGGTACAGAAGTTTACGAGGCAATGGTAGAAGAAGCTAGAAGATTACAAGCTGAGCAAGAAAAATTACCAGGATTTGTTAAATTTTTTGCTAATAGAATTAATATTATTAGAGTAGGTTTAACAGGTCTTGCTGCAGCAGGTAAACAAATGTTTAAAAATATGTTTGATCCTGCATTGCAGGCGGCAGCATTATTAAAACTAGGTAAATTTGCAGCATCATCAATAGCTTCTGGCATGAATACTATAACAGGAACAGGGGGCCCTATTGCAGGACTTACTAGTGGAGTATCAGGATTGATAAAACAAATACCTTTAGTAGGAGGTTTATTAGGGGGTGTTGTTGATATATTTTCAAATTTACTTGATTTTGCAGTAGGGTCTAGATCTGAAATACATAAAATGGGTAGAGAAATTAATCTTTCTGCTCAAGAATCTGTAAATTTAAATAATCAATTTAGTGATTTTGCAGTAAATTCAGGAAAAGCATATTTAAATTCAAAAGAATTATTTCTTTCTCAAGTTGCAATATCTAAAGAATTAGGTATAAATAATCAAATAAGTAAAGAAAATTTACAAACTCAAGTAGAATTAAGTAAATTTTTAGGTGTTGACGCTTCTACATTTGCAGAAATACAAAAATCAAGTACTATAACAGGAAAATCTGCAAAAAATATAACTAGTTCTATAATAGGTCAAGTTGAAGCATTTAAAAAAGCTACAGGAGTTTCTTTAAATTATCAAAATATATTAAAAGAAGCTGCAAGTTTTGGAGGCGCTTTAGGATTAGCATTTGCAAAATATCCTGAAAAAATAGCAAAATCAGTAGTTTTAGCAAAAGGATTGGGTACAAATCTTAAAGAGTTAGATGGAATTGCAGATTCATTTTTAGATTTTGAATCATCTATATCTAAAGAATTTGAAGCACAATTATTAACAGGAAAAGAATTAAATTTTGCTAAAGCAAGAGAGTTATTTTTAAATAATGATCTTGTAGGAGCTGGTCAAGAAATCACTAAGCAATTAGGATCTGCTTCAGAATTCTTAAATATGAATAGAATCCAGCAAGAATCTATAGCTTCTTCAATTGGAATGTCAAGAGATCAATTAGCTGATATGCTAAAACAACAAGAATTATTAGCTAGAACTGGTAGTAAGGATGTAAAACAAATGCAAGAAAAAATAAAATTATTAAGGGCTCAAGGAAAAGAACAAGAGGCAATAAATTTATTAGGAGGGCAAGAAGCATATAATAAAACAGTTACGGCTACAGCTTCTGAAGATTTAGCGGGTTTTATGGATAAATTAAAACAATCTTTTGCTGATATGGTAGCAAATAGTAAATTGACAGATTTTGTTCAAAATATTATAGGCTGGTTAAGTAAACCAGAAAATATAAAAAATATGCTAAATGGAATTAAAAACTTTTTTGTTATGGTAGCTGATGTTACTGGTAAAATTATTGGTAATATCCTTAGATTTATAAACGCATTTACTCATAATATAGATGAATCATTAATTCAGACAGTACTTGGAGCAGGTGAGCAAATGAAATCTTTTGATATGGGAAATTTAGCTGGAACTGCTTCTGTAGGAAATGCAGCAGCGGCAGGAACAGTTGCAGCAAGCCCATCAGCTAATAATAATAATAATACCCAAGCTAATAATAATAATAAAATAAGTGGAGTTAATTTAGCAGTTTATAATACAATTGAACCATTTAGTGGTAGAGTAATGACCCAAGCTCTTAATAAAGATACTGGAATTAAGCATGATGGAACTAAAATGCAATAAAATAAAATAAATACACCACAATAATAATAAACTCATATGCCACTAGTAGATTTGAAAACAAATTTAAAAAGTTTAAAATATGGTTTTGATCAAATAGGCGGTGGTAATTCAGGCCAACCTTTTATACAATTTCCTATAGAAGATAAAGACACTCCTAAATCATTTTTAGAATTTTATAGTTCTAATAGAAATAGCCTTGACTTTCCTATTAGAGGAGGTGGATTGGATTATGATATTAATTCTTCTACTTTTACTAAATCTTCTCAAATAGATAAAGAAAGAATAAAAAAATTTTTAGATAGTAAACCTAGAGGAACTTCATTTATAGAAAAACAAGTAGGTTTACAATTATCTAATCCTAAAATTCAAACAGGACCTGCATTATATGCTTTTGGTAGTTTTTTATCTACAGTAAATATTACTGAAAATACCAGACTTTATAATTTAGGAAAAAATACATTAGCTCAAGTAGGATTTTCAGGAACAGGAATTCATGCAAATAGGCATGGTATTATCCCTCTTGATTCAACGGCTAAACATTATTCTGATATTGTAGGTTCTGAAATTAATTTAACTGAAAATGAATCAATTGCCAAAAATAGACTACTTATTTTACAGCAATTAAAAATGAGTAAAGGTAATAATTTATCAACAAATTCTATAATATCTAATATAAATGAAGTAAATAAATTAGGAATATCATTAAATAAAAATGTTTTATTCGATTATTTAGGAGGTCCTGGATCTGTTTACGGAATAGGTAAAACAACTTTAAGAAGGTATGTTGATACTAGAGATGCAATAACTAAAGTAAATACAGAATTATCTTCAGGAGTATTATCTTACGATCAAATAGCTAATAAAAATCTTAGTACTTATAATTCAGGAAGATATGCCACTTCATTTTTTATAGATCCAGAACGTAAAATAAATGTGCAATATGATACTAGGGAAAACATTTATCAATATAATGTTGGAAAAAATAATAAATCTGATAAAATTGGATTAAGAGATTCTATAGGAGTATATTCTTCTGATGATCCGTGGATAGATGAAAATGTTTCAACTAAAGATATGATTAAGTTTGGTTTTGAATGTATTAGTAATGACGATACTAGTCAATCTACTTTTTTACAATTCAGAGCATATTTAGATGGTTCTATAACAGATAATAATCAAGGATCTTGGAATGCTTTTAAATATATGGGTAGAGGTGAAGATTTTTATACATATCAAGGATTTTCTAGAACTATAGGATTTTCATTTAAATTAGTAGCGCATTCTCAAGAAGAAATCTTAGTTATGCATGATAAACTTAATTTTTTAGTATCTCAAGTATATCCTGATTATTCTCCATTAACAAATATGATGAGAGCTCCTATAGTTAAATTAACTATTGGAGAATATTTATATAGAGTACCAGGTATATTAGAAAATGTAAATGTTACTATTGATCAAACTAGTCCTTGGGAAATAAATTATTTTTCAAACCCAAATATAAAACAGCTTCCACAATATATTGGAATTTCAATATCATTTAAACCAATACCAAATGATTTACCAAAAAGAAAAATACGTCCCCATTATTTCGGAATAACAAATATAGATTCCGAATATCAAAGAACTCAAAGAAATAATACATTTGAAAATGAATTAAATAATGAATTAGATAATGAAATGAGTAAAAAAATAAATTTTACACCAATTATTAATGTGAATAATGCCATATAGATATCAAAACACTCAAATAACCAAAGTAAATAATGTAGGAGAACAATATTATTTAAATACTATATATCCTGATATTCCTATAACAGAAGGTGATAATTATGTAATTACAGTATCTGGCGATAGATTAGATATACTTGCTAATAATTTTTATGGAAATACTGATTATTGGTGGATCATAGCTACAGCAAATTCTTTACCTGGAGATTCATTATATATCGAACCAGGAACTCAGTTAAGAATACCTACAAATATTCAAGCAATAGTAAATTTATATAGAATAACAAACAGTAAAAGATAAGTTATGCCAGGATTAGATAATCGTTTAGAAAATATTATAGGAGCCCCACTACCTGATTGGTTAATATTTCAATTAAATAAAAGATCAGAAGAAAATTCTAGAGAATTTAGAGATAATAATAATATATCGTATTTATTAAATGGTGCTTTTGTAAGAGTAGTATCTTCTGTCGATGTATTAGGAGACCAACAAAATTATTTTAAACAATTAGGCATAAATATATCAGATGATCAAAGTTTGGCTCAACAATTTATTTTATATGGTGGAACTTCTAAATATTTAAATAATAATAAACCTAATTATGAATTAAGAAAAGGTTTTGAAGAAACATATAAACTACTTAATGAAAATGAAATAAATAAATACGGTTATAGGCCGATGCCTGGTATAAGTTCTGCAAAAATTACTACTCAAGGTAGATTAGGCTCTGTAAGAGGCGCTGTTATTGATTTTAAAGTTTGGGATAAAGTGCAATTAGATATAATTGATACTTTATATTTTAGATTAGGGTATTCTATTTTTATAGAATGGGGACACACTAATTATTATGATAATACAGGAAAATTACATTCAGGTGAAGATAGTATTATAGATCCTTTTTCTAAAAATTTAGATAAAGATGAATTAAGATATCAAATATCAAAAAAAGTAAGAGAGTCTGAAGGTAATTATGATGCTATGTTAGGAGTAATTACTAATTTTAGTTTTTCTTTAAATCAAGAAGGAGGATATGATTGTACTTTAAATACTATTAGTTTAGGTGTATTAGGAGAGTCCATGAGAATAAATAATAATAATACATTAGCTAAAGTATTAAGCGAAGAAGTAAAACAATTAGTAAATATACTTAATAAATTTGAAGAAGCTAGAAAAAATACAGAAAATAAAAGCACTATAGATATATCTCCACAAGGAGATCCTAAAGGAGATCCATCAAAACAAGAAAATTATCCTGAATGTATTAGAAAAAAATTTGGAGCTCCTAAAATATATACTAACGCATCATTTACTACTAATAATAGTGCGTATGCAGTATTTGGAGTTATAAATAATATTGGATATTTTTTTTATCCTTCTGGAGTTTATCAAACTAAAGATAAAAATAAAAAAGGAAGTTATTCTTGTAATAAAGATAGTATTTTAATAGATGGAATAGATCCTATAAGTGGCGCAGGTAATTATGAAGGCTATATTAATTCTCAAGATATTAAAATATCTAATATTTTTAGGGGATCTAAAAATCAAGATGAAATATCTAGTACAAATAAAATGACTAATTTTAATAGTCCTTATGGATTAATAGCATCTATAAATAATACAGATTATATAGGATTAAATAAATTTAAAGCGTTAATACCTGTAGATTTACCTGATGCAAATAACTCTATTTCAGTAAAATTTGTAGATATAAATTCTTTATCTCCTATTCCAACTAAAGAAGAAATAAATAATAATATAATTAAAAATGGTGCATCAACTTTAAATTTACTTGAAAAAAAAGGTATTATTAAATATGTACCATTAGTTGATAAATTAGTTGATAATCTTTATGAAGCTTCAAATTTAGGAAATAAAATTACATATAAAAGTAAATATAATGGAGAAGAGTATTATGTAAATTTTAGTTTGGGTGGTTTTAATAATTCAGCTGATTATGGTTTAAGAACTGATCAAAAAAATATAGAAAAAAATTATTATTCTATAAAAGATTTAAATAATTATCCTGATATAAAAAATGCTTTAGAAAGTTCAATTAAAAAAATATTATCAAGTGGAGGTAATAATTATTATAAATATAATAAGTATCTTCTAAAAACAAGTGAATTTATATTTACTTTAAGGGCATCTATAAACTTAAATGCAAAAATAGAAACTAAAATTTATAATAAAATAACTCAAACATATCAATCTCAATTTGAAGATAAACAAGTTCCATATAGCTATACAATACAAATAAGAACAAATGATATTGATATTATAAGTGGGATTAAATTTTCAACAAATGCAGATTATAATAGTAAGTATTTATTACCATCAGATTTAACTACTATAGAAAATAATAAAATTGCAGATAATAAAGTAGAAAATCCAATAACTCCAGAACTTCCATTAATTGATTTATCAAATACCCAAAAAGAACAAGGTCTAAAATATAATTCTGATTTAGAAATAATATTAAGAACATTACAATTAGATTCATTTATATCAATTGCTAATAAAGGTAGTGATATTACAAATTTAAATCAAATATATCCAATTAGTATAAATGAAACTGTAAAAAAATTATTTGAACACGGTACTTTTTCTAATATATTAAATACAGATTTATTAATTAATAATAAAAAAGAAAATTATACAGATGAAGACTATGAAAAAGCAAATACTGAAATTAGATTTAAATATCACGCAGCTTATGGTTTTCATGCAGGATTATTATCAAATAAAATAAGTATTAAAGAACTTAATGATAAAAATTATCTTGTAGATTATAATAAATTAATGACAAGATATGTAATACCTTATAAATTATCTCAAGATTTATTTGCAGGATCTAATGTAAATTATCCTGTTTATATACCTTTTGGATTTTTTATAATGATATTAAACCACTCTTGTTTATTGTATGATATTAAAGACACTAATACTAAAAAACAAATCCCTTTAATTTATATAGATTTTAATCCAAATAGTAATATATGCCTTTCTAATGAAAGTATGCTATCTACTAATCCCTATAGATTTATGATTCCTTTTGAGGGAACTTTAGAATCTTATAAAAAAATATTTCCCGAATATGCGCCTCCTACTAATATATTTCATATAGAAAGTAAAGACACAATATCTGCATACGTACAAAAATTGTCACCTTTTAGATATGAAGATGGTGAAGCCACTAATCAAAGTATTTCAAAATATAGAGGTAAATTTATGAATGTATTAGTTAATATTGATTATTTACTTAATATAATACATTCTCATAGTACAAAAGATGAAAATAATGGAGTATATTTAAAAGCCATGTTAGAAGAAGTTATTTCTGACATGAATAAAAGTTTTGGTAATTTTAATATATTTAGACTTGTTTATAATGACCAGGCCGATTGTTTTTATATATCTGATGACCAATTAATACCAGCAGATAATATGGTCCAAAGAAACCCTACATCAAATACTCAAAAACTTAATTTATTTGGTAAAAAATCTATAGCACTAAGTTTAGATATTAAAACAGAAGTAAGTTCAAAATTAGCAAATATGTTAGCGGTATCTGCAAATTCAGATACTGGAGATCAATCCACTGCTGCTACAGACGCGTCTTCTTTTGGTGCATATAATATAAGTTATAGAGATAGATATAAGCCAATAGTAAAAGCAAATTTAGATAATAGTGGTAGTAGTAAAGAAACAAAAGTAGATATTGGAATGCAAGTAACGGCATCTAATAATTTTAATTCTGCAATAGAATCTTTTTACAGTTCAGTAAATGGATCAGAAGATCAAGTATCTTCTGCAACTAATTACTATATTGAGAGAATGTCAAAAATTAAAAATGAAGATACTGCTACTAGAGCATCGGTAATGATTCCTTTATCTTTAAATTTTTCTACTGATGGTATATCTGGATTAAATATGGGACAAGGTTTCACAATAGATGATGAACTATTACCATCAAGATATACTAGTAATGGTACTTTTTTAAATGATAAAAAAGACAGTCTTCATAAAGTTGGGTTTATTATTGTAGGATTAGATCATAGTATAGAATCTAATAGATGGGTCAGTAGTGTAAGAGCTAATATGTTTTATTTAAAAGATAAATCAGAATATGCCGGATCTATTCCTGGATCAAAGTCTACTGCAACAACTTTTTCAATACCTGATGATAGTCCTGATACTGGTGGAGGTTTAGACGATAATATAGTTGTAAGTAACTATCCTACAGTTCAATCAAATTATAAAAATGTAAAATTTGGACGCTACGGTAGTTCAGATCCAGTAAAAGATCAAATTAATCCAAAATTATTAACTGATATAAGTAATGCAGCTATAGCAGCTGGAGTAGTTGTCACAATAACTACTGCTGTCTCTGGTCATGATAAATATACAAGTAGTGGAAACATTAGCCGTCATGGCGCTGGAACTGCTGTTGATATTTCTATAATAGATGGAAAAGCTGTAAGACCGAATATAAAAGATACTGTTGAGAAATTTACAAATCAATTAATAAATTTAGGATATGTAAAAAATGAAGAAATAGGAAATAGTAAAGCGTTTTTAACTTTTGGTGTTAAAGATCATAATAATCACGTACATATATCAAATAAAACTTAATAAAATATGGCATTAAGATATTATCCAAAATCAAAAATAAAAACAAATTTAATAGCAGAAAATGCCCAGTTTTTATTAAATGGTAATCCTTATATAGGAAAGTATTATGAGACATTTGATGGAAGATATTTTACAGGACCAAATCCTGTATTAGGAGATAATAAAGAATTAATTAAAGTAGACATTTATAATTCAACTCCTGGGCTAAATTCTATGCCTATGACTAGTAATTTTAGAACTACTTTAGCAAGTAAAAATAAAACTGCTAATAGACCAACAGGTAAACCTACGTCATATTTCCCAGTGCCTACTGAAGATGAATATAGAAAAGGATATTTTAATAGATACTTTGCTAAAAAAATAAATGATAAAGGTTATATTATAGAAATATCTCCTATAGAATATGCTCAAATTAAAAATGGTACTACTAATTATGATATATCTTTTTATTTAACTGCTGAGATATTTTGGAAATTAACAGGAAATTTAAATACTACTAGAATATCTCAATATGATATTAGAAAGGGAGTAATAGATATTAATAAAGATCAAGTAGAAAAACTAAATCCAACTTTTATTGGAATTAAAGACTACATAGCAGAAGATTATACAAAGTTTTATAGACCATAAAAATAAATAATATAATACAATAATTTTAATGTAAATTTACACAAAGGTTATAAAAATGTATTTTATTATAGAAACAAAAGATCAATTAGATAGATTAGGATTATCAAAAGAATGTTTTGTACAAGTAATTACAAATAATCAAAAATATCATCCAAAACTAGCAACTCCATCAATAATATATTATCATAATGGAAGTAAAGGATATTGTTTAAGTGTAGATCATTCTGAATCTTTTAAATTAGAATATAGTCTTATATTTGATTTTATTAAAAATCATGAAACTGTGTATTGCTATGATAAAAAATACCACTCTTATTTTTTAGATCATAATAATTTATATGATTTATATTACAACCAATTAATCATTGACGGAGAAATAAATAAACTAGATACAGAAACTGTATTCCACGCGCATTTTGAGCAACAAAACGGACACTTAAAATCTTTGAATAGGATAATACCTATTACAAAACATTATGAGAAATACGAGTCTTTAAAAGAGAAATCTGAAAAATATATGGTAAAAATAAAACCTACCATAGATGTGACTCAAGCTTATAAATACGTTGAAGAATCTGGAATATTAATAAATAATTCTAAAGTACAAGAATTATATAATATTCAACAACATAAATATTCTGTACAAAATTCAATTGCATATACATATTATAATTTATACAACATAACAGGAAGGCCAACTAATTCATTTAATAGTATTAATTTTTTAGCTATTCCTAAAGAAGAATCTTTTAGATCTTGTTTTTTACCAAAAAATAATTATTTAGTAGAATTTGATTTTGACGCATACCACCCAAGATTAATAGCTAAAGAGCTAAATATAGACCTTCCAGAAGACTCTTTACATGAGTATTTTGCAAAGTTATATTTTAATAAAAATAATTTAACAAAAGAAGATTATAAATTATCAAAAGAAATAACGTTTAAACAATTATATGGTGGTATACAACCAGAGTATGCAAACATAGAGTTTTTTAAAAAAATAAATGAATTTTGTGACAAACTATGGTATGAATATAATAAATCAGGAAAGATTGTTCTTCCTACAGGATTAGTTTTAAATAAAGAAAAAAAACTAAATAAATTAAAATTATTTAATTATTATATACAAAATTTAGAAACTAAAAATAATTTTTATAAAATAAATGAATTAATTAGTATATTAGCAAATAAAGAAACTAAATTAGTATTAATAACTTATGATTCTTTTTTATTTGATTTTAGTATAAATGATGGAAAAGATCTTCTTATAGAAATAAAAAATATTTTACAAAAAGATAAAACTCCTGTAAAATATAAGTACGGAAATAATTATAATTTTTAACAAAAAAAGTAAATATTTATTAACAATGGTTTTAGATTTTCCTGAATACAATGAATTAGACTTAACAATGTTAAAAAATAAATTATTCTGCACATTTACGACTTTAGAAAATTTAGATGCTACTATAAATGAAATAAATACAAAATATATAGTATCATTTAAAAAAATATTTGTATTAATATCACCTGATTCATTAGAATTAATGTGTACATATAATATAGAAGAGACTGATAAAATAACTAAAATTATTAAAAATACTATTTTAGTACATAGAAAAAAAGAAAGTAATACATTATATACAATAAATTCTTTAAACGCTCTTATTAAAAGTATTAATAATGGAGTATTAGATAGTTCATTTATAATAAATTGGCAAGATTATAAAAATTGTATTTTATTATTTCAAGATCAAAAAATTAAAAAATTAAGTACAGAAATACATAAGATAGTTAATTTAAACTAAAAAATTATATTTTTTTTATTTCTATATTTTGATTATTTTTATTTAAATTAAAACAGTTGTATTATGGATTTATCAGCATTAAAAGCTAGGCTATCAGGATTACAAAATCCTAAAGGTGAAACGAAAAAAACATTATGGTCACCATCAGTAGGCAAACATTCAGTGCGTATTTTACCATCTGCGTTTGACAAAAAAAATCCTTTTAAAGAGCTCTATTTCCACTATTCTATTGGAAATAAAACAATGATTGCTCTTTCTAATTTTGGAGAAGCAGATCCTATTGTTGAATTTACTCAAAAATTGAGAAGATCTTCTAATAAAGAAGATTGGGCATTAGCAAAAAAACTAGAACCAAGACTCCGTATTTATGCTCCTGTAATTATTAGAGGAGAAGAGGAGAGAGGTGTTTTACTTTGGGGTTTTGGTAAGACTGTCTATATGGATTTGTTGTCTATTGCAAATGACGAAGATGTTCAAGACTATACAGATCCCTTACAAGGAAGAGACATTACAATTGAAACTTTAGGTAAAGAAACTACTGGTAAAGATTTTAATACGTCTTCAATTAGGGTGAGAACAAAAATCACTCCGTTATCAGAAAATTCTGAAGAAGCTAAAAAATGGCTTACAAATCAGCCTAATCCAATTGAGCAATTTTCAAAAGTTAGCTATGAGGATATGAAAACAGCGCTTTTGAATTACTTAAATCCAGAAGAAGAGGCGCCAGCCCAAGAAGAGGAAGTAAATGATCTTCCATTTGATGTACCCCCAGCTAAATCGTTTAGCTTAAACACATCTAAACCAGCTGTAGATAGTAGAATTGATCAGCTTTTTGATTTCTAAATTTAATAAAGCCCCTCTTAATGAGGGGTTTTTAAACTAAACTGTATG